GTTCTAACCCCACCCCCACCATATATAGTGATGCCCCCCTATAGGAGTCCCAACATATTGTTGCAAAACAATTTTTTGTTTTTTATACTTCGCCAAACGACCCTCTCGGTCTGCGAAAGGAAAGCAAGCATGGCATTAGCTTTAGTCCCTGAAATAGGAATTGAGATTCCCGAAGATTTATCTTATATGGACTTGCGTAAGCGGGCTGAAGCGGCGTGCACCACAATTAACGAGCTGGAGCAACATGGGTTAGAGGTTCCCCCTCCTTCGGAGATAGAGAAAGATGTTGCTGCTACGCTGTTAAACTCCTATGCAGAGAACGCCGAGAAGACCTCAAAGGCCGTAACCAATAGTCGTATCTCTAGTATGACCCCTGCTTCTTTAGTGCAAACCCATGAAATCCTTCAGGAATTTGGGCAACTCATTGCAACTCGTGCGGCTGAAATCCGTAACACGGTAGTCAACAAACTTATTCTGGAAACTGAGAATCCAGATGCACGGATACGTATACAGGCTTTGGTTAACTTGGGGAAGATGACAGACATCGGACTGTTTACTGACCGTAAGGAAATCACCATAACACATCAAAACGCAGACGAACTGCGTGAAAAGTTACGGGAAAAGTTGAACGTCTTGAAGAAAAATGCAGAGGGTGTGTATGAAGTGGAGGAGGAAGAGTGACAGACCTTCCTCTTAATGCTGCTGACCTTAATGCCACTCGACCCCCTGAATTTACCGCCGCCGAGATTGATCTCCTTCTTCAGAACCTGAACGCCTATACACAGGAAGAGCAGGTCGAAATCCTCTCTATAGTGGAAGAACTGGAAGCGCGGCAACGGGCTGAAGCGGCGCACAAAGATTTAATTGAGTTTTGTAAACTCATGCAGCCTGATTACACAGTGGGTAAACATCACAGGATTCTTGCTGATCTTTTAATGGAAATAGAGAAAGGCAAAGAGTATGACCATGTAGGGGAAGAAGTATCGGAAACAGGGAAAGACAGGATTTGTGTCAATATACCTCCACGCCACGGCAAATCCCAACTAGTTTCTATTTACTTCCCCGCGTGGTTTTTGGGTAGGAACCCAGATAAGAAAGTAATGATGGTGTCCCATACCACTGATTTAGCTGTAGATTTTGGTCGTAAGGTGCGTAACCTCATCGGCACAGAACACTATCAGGCTATCTTTCCTAATGTGCAGTTGGCTTCAGATTCAAAGTCAGCAGGACGTTGGAATACCAATGTGGGTGGTGAATATTATGCCTGTGGTATAGGTTCCTCTATCGCAGGTCGTGGTGCACATCTGTTGCTCGTTGATGACCCTCACTCTGAGCAGGACGTGCTGAGTGGTAACTTTGATGTGTTTGATAAGGCGTACGAGTGGTTTACCTTTGGTGCTCGAACTCGTCTGATGCCCGGAGGTCGGGTGGCTATCATACAAACACGGTGGCATCTGGATGATTTGACAGGGCGTGTGACACGGGATATGGCCCAGAACGACCAAGCCGATCAGTACGAAGTTGTTGAATTTCCAGCAATTTTTGAAAGCCCTGACCCAGACAACCCAGAGACTCCCATAGAAAAACCGTTGTGGCCTGAGTTTTTTAACTTACGTGCTCTTCATCAGACTAAAGCCTCTATGCCGCTTTTTCAGTGGAATGCCCAGTATCAGCAAACACCCACTGCTGAAGAAGCGGCTTTAATAAAACGTGAGTGGTGGAATGAGTGGAAAGAAGAAGACCCACCTGTTTGTGAATACATGATTATGACTTTGGATGCGGCGGCTGAAAGGCACAACCGTGCTGACTATACAGCCTTGACTACGTGGGGTGTTTTCTTCAATGAAGATGAACATACTCATAATATCATTCTCCTTAATTCAATTAGAAAACGTGTGGAATTTCCTGAACTTAAACAACTTGCCTATGAAGAGTACAGTGAGTGGCAACCCGATTCGTTCATTGTAGAGAAAAAGAGTAGTGGAACTCCCTTGTACCAAGAGATGCGTAGGATGGGACTATTGGTGCAGGAGTTTACTCCCCACCGAGGCACGGGCGATAAGATAGCGCGTTTAAATTCTGTAGCTGATATAGTACGCTCTGGATTGTGCTGGGTTCCACAAACACGTTGGGCCGAAGAAGTAGTGGAAGAGATAGCAGGGTTTCCCTTTATGTCTCACGATGACTTAGTTGACTCCACTGTAATGGCTCTTATGAGATTTAGACAAGGTGGTTTTATTACACTTCCCACTGACGAGCCAGAAGAAGAGCAATACTTTAAACAACGGCGGGGTGGGTATTACTAATGCTTGATGATGCGTCAAAGAGTTGGATTGAAAAACACATACGTCTTTTTACTCCAGAAGTAAAACTTAATGCCGTAAAAAGATTAAGTATTTGTAAAGAGTGTTCTGAACTACGTCCTCGTATCAACACATGTAAACAATGTGGTTGTTTAATGCCAGCTAAAGTGTTTCTAAAAAAGGCAAGCTGTCCGTTAAATAAATGGGGTGTGATGGAAGGTATCTAATTATGGCTATTGAGAAAAGTTTATTTGCAGGGCCACAAGGTGAAGAAGTTGAAGTGGTGGAACAGTTAGAAATTGCTATCGAACCAGAGATAACGCCACTGGAGGACGGGGGTGTAGAGATAACACTAGTCCCAGACATGGCAGACTCGGACATAGCCAATGCGCCCTTTGATGCAAACCTTGCGGATTACTTAGATGATGGGCAGTTAAACCAGCTATCCAGTGAGCTAGTGCAAGCAGTGGATGGGGACATAGGCTCACGCCGTGATTGGGCTGAGACTTTTGTTAAAGGGTTGGAAGTACTTGGGTTTAGTTACGAGGACAGGACTGAACCTTGGGAAAATGCCTGTGGTGTGTATAGCACAGTACTAGCAGAAGCGGCGATAAGATTCCAAGCGGAGGCCATGAGTGAGACATTCCCAGCGGCTGGCCCGGTAAAAACGCAGATACTCGGTGAAATAACGCGAGAAAAAGAAGATGCAGCTCTGCGCGTTAAGACTGATATGAATTACGAGCTGACTGATGTGATGGTGGAGTACAGGCCAGAGCATGAACGCATGTTATACAGCCTTGGGTTGGCTGGTTCAGCATTTAAAAAGATTTATTTTGACCCTAACCTAGATAGACAGACCGCAATCTACATCCCAGCGGAAGACATGATCGTCCCTTACGGCGCATCTAACCTAGAATCAGCCGAGCGTGTCACTCATGTGATGCGTAAGACCAAGAATGAGATGATAAAACTGCAAGATGCAGGGTTTTATCGGGAAGTAGACCTTGGTGATCCGGTATCTTTTACCACAGACATCGAAGAAGCCAAGGCTGAACAGTCGGGAATCTCTCTTTCTTCGGATGATCGCTACGCGGTGTATGAAATCCACGCGGATATTGTGATTGACGAGGTAGATGGGGCAGATAAACAGGGCGATGACCTGCAAATTGCCAAGCCTTACGTCATTACCATTGAAAAAGGCACAGGAACAGTGCTGGCAGTACGTAGAAACTGGAATCCTGACGACCCATTGATGCTAAAGCGGTTGCATTTTGTCCATTATGCGTACGTTCCGGGGTTTGGTTTCTATGGATTGGGCTTAATTCACATTATTGGGGGTTATGCACGGGCTGGAACTTCAATAATTCGCCAATTAGTGGACGCAGGTACGCTATCTAACCTGCCGGGTGGCCTGAAATCCCGTGGAATGCGGGTAACTACGGGCGATACTCCCATCGGGCCGGGTGAATTCCGCGATGTGGACGTGCCTAGCGGGTCAATCCGCGAGAATATCCTCCCATTACCGTATAAAGAGCCAAGTCAGACGTTATTGGCCTTATTAGACAAGATAACCGAAGAAGGCCGACGTTTAGGGGCTATTTCGGACATGAATATCTCCGATATGAGTGCCAATGCGCCTGTCGGAACTACATTAGCTCTGTTGGAGCGTACATTAAAGCCAATGGCTGCGGTTCAATCCCGTGTCCACTACGCAATGAAGCAGGAGTTTAAACTGCTCAGAGCGATTATGGCTGAGTATGCACCGCTAGAGTACGGTTATGAGCCTGACCGTGGTACGCCTCGCGCCCGCCAAGCCGACTATGCCACGGTGGAAGTAATTCCTGTCAGCGATCCCAATAGTAGTACGATGGCACAACGTGTTGTGCAGTATCAAACCGTACTACAGATGGCACAGGCCAACCCACAAATCTATGACCTACCCCAACTGCATAGGCAGATGATTGAGGTCTTAGGGATTAAGAA